AGATGAAGCAGAAATTCATGCTAAAATAATAGGATACCAAAATGTTAACCAAGGAACTAGCCCTCAAGCTATTGACCCTAGTCAACTCGGAGCAATGGCAGAGTCTGGAGGAGTACCTCAACAAGGTGCAGGAGCAGACAACACAGGAAATGGCGAAATCCCAGAACCTACAGATAATCCACCAATGCCAGGGCAGATGGAATTTTCTGGAACGAATGAAGAACCTGCCTAGTCAGGTAAACGAATTAAAAAAAAGTGTTGACTAATAACACTTGTGTTGTTATAATAACAATTAAGGATTAGAATTATGATGAAAAAGAACAAACCTGTTAATATGGCTACTGGTGGTCTTATGAATATGCCACCATTTATTAAAAAGTCTGAAGAAGAAAAAGAACAGGGTATTACTGCATATGATGTTAATACACCTAAAGAAGCTAGACAAGGTTTACCTGCAAGATTATTAGCACCATCAAGAACTAGATTTAGTAAAGGTGATGTAGCATCTAAAGATTTTGATTTAGATGGAAGTGGTGATACTACATTTAAAGATGTATTAATTGGTAGAGGTGTTATAGATGCAGATGGAAATAAAATTTCAAAAAGACAAACAGCATATGGTGGTGGTTTAATGAAAAGACAAAAATATAATGTAGGAGACCAAGTAGCAAAATTAAAAGAAATAAAATTACCTATTGATGATGATGTATTAGATGAAGATGCATTTGAAGAAGCTCCAGCAGAAGGAGATATTCCAGGTGAAGCTAATGCAGTTAAAGATATTTTAATTAAAAGACAAATAGAAAAATTAGAAGCTATGGAAGCTATTACTGATGATGAATCTCAAAAACAAAAAATTAATAATCAAATAGAACAATTAAAAAATAAAATGACTAAAGTACAAGCAGCTACTGGTGGATTATTAAAAATGTCTATTGGTGGTCAAGCTGGACTAGAAGAAAAATATGATAGAAGAAAAGACTATCAAGCTTACGCAGAAGGTGATATGGTTAAAGATGAATCTTTAATGACACCTACTGGAATGAATACAGAAGAGATGGATGGTATTGCTGAAGCTAATATGGAAATGGAAGCTGAAGATAATATGGACATGGGAGATATGGATGCTGTAGTAGATACATCAGCTTTATCTGAAGAAGAAGAAAAAGTTGTTGATGATGCAGTAGAAATGTTTCCAGAATTAGAAGCTATTATTCCAAAAATAGTTGCAACAGAATTTACAGAAGATGGAGAAGTAGAAGGACCAGGTACAGGAACTTCAGACTCTATCCCAGCACTTTTATCAGATGGTGAATTTGTATTTACAGCAAAAGCAGTTAAACAAATTGGTGTAGATAAATTAAGAAAGATGATGAAAGATGCAGAAGCTGCACATGATGCAGGTATGCAAAGCCAAGCAGAAGATGCTCAAATGGCTGAAATGCAATCATAACAGAATTTACAGAGAAAGGTAACTCTGTGGATAGACAAGCTACCTTCTAGCAATAGAAGCCCTTGTAGTTTTGTTTTTAAACCCAAACACCTACCTTAGCTACCTTCAGTTAAGAAGCCCTAAAGGAGGACAATATGAGTGAAGAAAACAAAGAAGGAAACAAAGTTCAAGCAAATCCTTACAACATGAGAAAGTCTTGGCACACAGATGATGTAATGCCTAGACACCTTCAAAATGCTGATAGTGGATTGTTTGTGCCAAACCCTGATAGTAATAAAGGTGAACCAGAAGCTACTGCTGAAAATAGCAACCCTGAAGGTTCTACTAATAATACTACAGCAACTATGGATAAGGTCCAAGATTCTGCATTAAATGTAGAAACTAATCCTTATAGCAAAGTTGATTACAAAAAAAGATATGACGACCTAAAACGATATTATGATAGGAAGTTAGGTGAGTGGACATCTAGAGAAAGTGACCTCAAGACACAGTTAAGAGAGAACAGACCAAAGTATACACCACCAAAATCTAAAGAAGAGTTAGACTCTTTTAAGAAAGACTATCCTGACATATATGGAGTTGTAGAAACTGTATCTCACTTGCAATCTGAAAATCAGATGAAAAGTTTACAAGAAGAAGTTGACTCTTTGAAAAAGCAAAATAGTGCTTTAGCTCAAAGAGAAGCACAGTTAGAACTTGGAAGATTACATCCAGACTTTAATGATATTAAAGAATCAGATGACTTTCATAACTGGGCAGACTCACAACCCATGGAAATTAAATCATGGATTTATGAGAACAACTCGGATGGTAGACTTGCAGCAAGAGCAATTGACTTATATAAGAAGGACCGAGGACTTGGTTTAGATAAAAAAACTGAAACGAAGACTACGACACAAAATCAAGGTGCAGACTTGTTAGTTAAAACTAAAGAACAAGTTCAAATACCTCAATCTAATGAAGTGGTTTTCAATCGTTCTGATATAGCTAATATGTCAGACGAAGAGTTTATGCAGTATGAAAAAGATATTGTAAAAGCTCAAAGAGAAGGAAGAATTAAATAATTTTTCTTTCATTTTTTATTAACCAATAACTAAAGAAAAGGAGTATAACCATGGCTAAATTTCAAGGTGGTTCATCTTACAACTTTCTTACTTCTGTTTCAGGGCAAACGAATGGTTTCTTTATCCCTGAGATATATTCTAAGAAAGTACAAATCGCACTCAGAAGAGCTGCTGTTGCAGAAGCAATCTGTAATACAGACTATATGGGTGAGATTGCAAACTTTGGTGATACAGTAAACATCATCAAAGAACCTCAAATCGCAGTAGCAGATTACACAAGAGGACTTGCTGTAACTTCTACTGACTTAACAGACCAAGAGCTTGTTCTTACAATTGACCAAGCGAAATCATTCTCTTTCAAAATTGATGATTTAGAAAGAAGATTCTCGCATGTTAATTTCCAAGCAATTGCTTCAGATAATGCTGCATACAAACTAAAAGATGCAATGGATGCAAACATCCTAGCAGCTATTAGTGCAGGTGCTGGAGTAACTACTGGAATGGGAACAACTGGAACTCCAATTGATATTGGATTTGCTTCAGGTGAAGTAGACCCTCTAAATCAAATGGCACTTGCTGCACTTGAGTTAGATAAAAACTCAGTACCAGAAGAAGGTAGATGGTTCGTAGCTCACCCTGAGTGGTACAATGTACTATCAAACACAGCTTCTAAATTGTTATCTGTAGACTTCAACGCAGGTCAAGGTTCAATTAGAAATGGTTTGGTTGCATCTGGACAACTTAGAGGGTTCACTATGTACAAATCTACTAATGTTCCAACTAACGACTTATCTGGTGCTTCACCTGCTGGTTCAGCAACTGCACCTGAAGCTCTATTCGGACATATCAGTTCAACTTCGGCTGCATCTGCTATGAACAAAGTAGAGACTGTTAGAGATACAGGTACATTCTCTGACATAGTTAGAGGACTAATGGTTTGGGGTAGAAAAGTATTAAGAACTGACGCAGTTGGTAAAATCATATATGTGATTGACTAATAGTTAGTCTTAGTATAATATACACTATACTTGATGGAGGGGTTGCAATATACCCCTCTATCCTAAAAAGGAAAAGAATTATGATAAATAAAATAAAAGAAAAAATTAAATGCTTACCAGATGATGCAAAACATTTATGGAAGTCTCATAAAAAAGTTTGCATTGGTGTTGGTGTAGCTATAATAGTTTTAATTGTAATAATTTAAGGAGAAATAATATGCCAATGAAAAAAGCAAAAGCTGGTGGAAAAACATCCAACAGAGGAAGATATATGGTCGGTGGAAAAGTTATGTCAAAAAACCCTAAGAAAAAAATGATGGGTGGTGGCATGATGTATGGCAAAAAAAAGAAATAAGGTAAATTAAATGGGATTGTTATCGTCACCTGCATGGACTCGTAAAGAGGGTAAAAATCCTAAAGGTG